TTATGTGTCTTCCAACACTCACCTACCATGTCTCCGAAAGACTTCATAGGCATCTGATAGTAATCAAACTCTTCTTTCTTACTACTATTACCCCAGTTTTTAGCACCTACCTTACGACACTTGACTAAAGCACCTGATGCATATGCACTAGGCCATACACTATAACGTGACTTTACCTTATGGTAACATGCGTCCTTAGTACCACTACCCTTACCTTTCTTATCTGCTTCTAATACGATCTCCTCTTTGACTTTCTTCATACCTGCATCAGGACCAGTGGTTTTTCTTCCACGTTTTGATTGATGCTGTTTATGTCTCATACTATTCATGAACTTACCCATAGCGGTCTTCATCTCTTTAGTATCAGGATCATATGGTTTTGTCTGCTTACCAAATGCTCTTTCGTTTCTTCTTTTTCTCTTGTTCTTAGGATCGACAGTATCTATCTTTGCTTCTTCAACAGAACTAGGTGTTGTGTCCTCTGTATCATGCTCAATCACTTTACCATCGGCATCCTTTTGATGATGCTCAGCTACTTTTTTTTTATCCTCTACTTTCTTACCCATTGCTTTTTTGATAGCCTTATCTCTTGAACCCATATACTCTTGGGTACCAGTTTCTATCTTACCATCACCATCATAGTCCTTCTTTGCCATTTTTTCTTGCAAGTAAGGAGATCTAAGCTCTTCAAATGATTGTGCCCAAGGATTACTCATGTCTATCTGAAATCTTATCGTATATTATTTATTAGATTGATTTCCTCATCAATCATGTCAGCAATTTTTATGTGTGATTCTTTGGTAGGGTGACCTGAGTATGGACTTACTAAACCAAGTCTAGATGCCTTACATTTTCTCTCATATTGATCACCAGAAGGTGTAAGTTTTACCTCATTATCTTGTACCAACATAGACAATAAATCACGTCGGGGTTTATCTTTGAAAAGCATTCTTGGATTTATTGATTCATATTCATGAGTGATATCAGTATCGATCCAGTAATTTTCTACACCTAGTAAATCAAAAAACAAATTCCAATGATCCATTTGATTTGACAAAACTCTCAATTCATTTTCTTTGTCATGATGATTTATTATATGATCATCTATATCCACTCCCCCACGTACAATAGCACTCTTGACTTGTTTCTCTGGTTTAGATTTGAATACTTTCCACAAAGTATCTGAATTGAATGGAGATAACTCTTTTACTTCATTCTTACACTTGAGTAAATTATATTCATGGTTGTATATCAAATTAATATATCCTTTATCACCCTTCTTACGTTTGTTCATCCACACCTCATGCCTAAAAATTGATGTGGTTGCCCACAATACAACTGTTCTTCTTTCTGGTTTTGACTTGAAAAATTCTACTGCATGTCTAAACTGCCTCATGTTACTACTACCCATGCAAGAGAAATTTATATTCTTACACCCCCATTTCTTTGCTAAAACTGCACGATAAGCATACTGATCACCTAATTCTGTGTTGTTGAATATACCATCATACTCTTCCTGTGACATACCCTTTTCATATCCAACTCCACAACCCTTTGTCCAAGAGTCACCAAAAGTTACCAAGTCAAAAGTCATCTAAATCAATCTCCTCATCTATATAATTAGCAATTTTTACATGTCCTTCTTTGGTCGGATGAAATGAATGTGGATTTACTAAACCAAGTTCAACAGCATCAGATATTCTTATAGAATCATCTTTTGAAAATTGTGATTGATGATATGAGTCATCACGATAATCATCAACTAGCATGGAAAGTAAATCTCTTTTTCTTTTATGAGTAAAAAGCATTCTTGAATTTACGTAGGGGTAATTATGATGATTGAATATATCAAACCAATAATTTACAACACCTATAGACTCAAAAAATAAATTCCAATGATCCATCTGATCACACAATACTTTTATCTCATTCTCCTCGTCAAAGTGATGTTCAAGATGTTCATTGACATTGACTCTTGCTCTCAACCAAGGAGCATCTTTTTTCCAATTCAATGGTTTGAATAGTTTGTAGGCATGACCATAGCATACATTTGTATATCCTGGACTCAATTTACCACGTTTGAGTCTTGAATTATACCAAACCTCATGTCTGAATATAGATGATATCCCCCACAACACTACGGTTTTTTTCTTAGGTTTATGTTTGAAATGTTCTAATGCATGTCTGAACTGCCTCATATTACTACTTCCCATGCATCCATAATTTATATTATTACAACCATATTTCTCTGACAATATACCTCTAAAAGAATATTTCGCACATATCTCATTATCGTTTACTATTTTATCATACTCTTCTCTTTTCATGCCAGTTTCGTAACCGACTCCACAGCCTTTCACCCACGAGCACCCGAAGGTGACCAAATCAAAACTCATTAAAAATCAACAGGCAACATAAAATGCGATTCTTTTGCTTCGGATACCCAACATCTAAACATTGACTGACTTTCATCTAAGCATATCAAATGATTGGCACCTCTACGTATTACTTTTCCTTCTCTTCCCTTTGATTCTATCATAGATCCCACCTTGAATATGTCACCAGCGATATATTGTTCTCTTATTGTCCTTTCTTCTGCAGGTATTACGTTGAGCATCACAAAATTATAAAGTTCACCGTTCTGTTCGTATGCTAGTTTTGATATTGCTTCTGCTCTAGATTTTCTCACCACAATATTCAGTGCATCAAAACCGTTTTCATATAATGACTGCAAGACATCGTATATTGTCTCTGCTGCCTGATCATCTATGATTGATTCACTTATCTGTGGATACTTCTCCTTGATTTCATCTATGTTTGAATCTCTGCTTGGGAAAATATAAAAGAATCTATTCTTTGACAACTCTTCTACAGTGTTGATTAGATTGTTTGATATTTCCTCATCGTCAAACTTATCAAATGCAATAGTCAAAGGTCCATTGTCCTTTGCCTGACCAACTAATGATCTTTCACCACCCTGTTGTGGTGCTGATGCTACTCTTCTGTCCTCAGGTTTGGGTGGTTGTAATCCTAAGTTCTTTACTATATCTTTTGCAAAGGTGCTACGACCTCTCTCTACTGTGCCAGTTCTATCTTGTCCCTCATCGTCTTTGGCAGCACCACCGCCACCAAACATTTTTAATTCACCACCAACAGTCTTTGCTTTTAGTTTACCAGTTCTATCATACCAATCACCATGACCATCACCTACCAATCCTAATCGCTTTGCTTCTTGCGATGCTTTGGTAGTCCTTGCTTCTGTTATGAATGTTAGGAACTGCTTCACTTATCTGTTTGAAAATTTTGTTTTCGTTTTGTTTGATATAACGCAAACCTGCGTTTCTCATATGAATATATTTATCATCTGTTTCAGTGAACGCTACAAAGAAACGCATGAAGTCTTCCATCTCACGTTTCTGTAGTTGTTTTCTTTTTGGAGAGATGGTATACATCTCTATGATTACATCTAGGAAATCATCCATTACCTATCGTCTTTTTTTCTATTCTCAGAGTAGAATTCAGAGAAGTGTCCGTCAGGATATCTCTTTTCTAGTTTCTTGATATTAGTATCTAGCACTTCGTCCATGTCTAACTCAAGTGCCATGCATGCTTGTGCCACATACCACATAATATCACCTAATTCTATCTTCAAGTGCTCAAGGTTGTCCTGATTACATGGTTTACCTTGGAACATCATCTTTTTGACGATCTCCATAAACTCACCAGACTCGGCACTAATGCCAACACTAGCAGTAAGAAGGCGTTGAATAGCAACATCACCACCAAGCTCTTGTAGACGATAGATAAATGCATCACTGTCCTTTGATTCTGTGCTTGTAACTGAATTTACAAATCGTGTGTAATTATTAAAATTTGAAGTCATCGAATTTTGCTTTTGATTCCTCTGATTTAGTATACTCCACTGTTTCACCAGTGTCAAGAATGTCAGTCTGTGCTGATTGTTCACAATCATACAGTCTCATCTTTGCACGATCAATACCAACAACGAATCTTTTGTTTATGGTAGGATCATTGTATCTATTCTTCAATTGTTTGACCATTATTTGATCAAGTTCTTCCATATCTTCGGTGCTGACCAAAGCAAACATAAGATCAGCAGTAGCTGGAAGACCAAAACTTTCTGAAGTGTCAGTAAGATTAGGGTCGCTACTAGCAAACCCAGACCTTGTAGTCTGCGTAGCCGAGCAGATGGGGAT